GGGAATATACTGTACATTCTTTCCGTTTACTCTGAGAATATGACCGAATATGTGTCCTTTATGATGTACATATCCTATAATGTGATGCCAGTTACTATAATGTCTCATCTACATCACCATGCCAGCATCCCTCGGGTATTGTCTCTTCACGTGAAAGTTTCTTGTTTAGAACGTATTCTGTGTTACAATATAGACATACCTTACTGATACCACTTCCCATAGTTAAGTATATGTGTGGATGATCCATTGGTGGTGTTTCCCCTATACACTGAAAGTTGCGTACTCCGATTTCTATGGATTGTACACCAATATCGTTCTTATACTGTGGAATACTCATTGAAAGCCCCTAGCGAGCGAGCTTACTGTGAGTATATGCTCTAATGTATGTGTGTAGGCGGCGTTTCTTATATGTTTGAATGCTATTGTTTGAGTTGTTATATCAATAAACAGTTTTAATTCTTTAGGTTGCCACATATTCTGCTATCTTTTCATGTCCTGTTTTGTTAGGATGTCCGTCATAATAAGATATATTATGTATTCTATCATTAGTGTAAATAATATCCGAGAAACAACTGCCTCCAATATAATTTAGTATAGGAAATCCTTTGAATATTTTATCATCAATTTTATCTAAAAATAAATCTCTTAAAACAAGTTTTACAGCTTCTCTTTTATCTTCTACAGTTGAAAAGGGTCTTACAGACTGATACATTTTCAAATCAATATTTAAAGACTTACATGTTTCTTGTAAAGAATAGGCCAATCTCATAAACATATTAACACCTGCCACCATTTTAAATCCGCCTACATTTTCAATGTCTCGTAAACAACTCGTATTATTCTTTTCATCATTAGGATTTCCCCAAGGTTGAGGGTGATATCTAATCCAAGCAGTTCTTGTATTATTTTTAGGTTTTAAATAAAATGTTTCACTCTTCTCTATTTTATTAGAGACAATTCTAGTTTTCATTTTAACTTCTTCAGCTTCAAAATCAAATCTATCCCAACCACTCCAAGCGACTATTAATTTATCCGGTTTTTCTTTTACAATAGCGTCAAGCGCCATAGAAAATATAGAATAATTGCCAGCACCAGATTCAGATAAATTAATTAAGTTCATATTATATTTTTTTGCGACAATTTCTGGCCAAATAGGATACTCTTTTGTATATTTCCACTCAAATTCTGTGGGAACATTAAGTGTAGGATGATATAAAATGTATGGTTCTTTATTTTCTAAATGAAGTCTATTCCTCATCTTTATGTAATTCATACAATAACTATCACCAACAACTAATAATTTATCCAATGTCAAAACACTCGCATTCTTCTATATCTTCGCCACATAGAGGGCATTCATCATACCACTCTTCCTCTTCCACATGTCTCTCTAATTGATTGTAATACTGCTAATTTTATTACTTTTGAACTTTTTATTATTACGTACTAGCGGAAACTTTGTTATACCGTCTTTTTCAATCAACTTTTCTATAATATGTCTAAAGGGATATAACTCCTCTGATAGTTTGATCTTATTATTATAATTTTTCATTTTATTCATCCTCTGTTGTCTCACATATAACGCATTTATTATTTACTAGATCAGCTTCACAACTTGGGCATATTTCATAACTATATCTTATTCTATGACTTGTTGTTCCATAATCTGAACTATCAGGTATTCTTTTCCACCACTCTTTTACATTGAGATTTGGATTGTAATACATGTCTTTATTTGGTTGCGCCATTCTACCAAATATCCTCGTATTTACTAGGAGCCTGTGCCTCCTCGTATTTCAGTGTTCCGTCATGCGTTTTAAAAGATTCCGCTGTTTTAAATGTAGCGACTGTTACTACCACTGCTAGAATGATAATAAAGTGTGCCACAGCAGTATATCCAAATATTACAAATGATCCGAAATATAGTGAAAATGTTATACACCACATCCATGCCAATAATTGTAGTACCAAATGTCGTACTTGCATGTCTTTTATATGTCGTAATGGATTCCAATTGGCATCCATAATACTGTTCCATGTATCGTAAGTTAATTGTCTCATTTTTGCCTCCATTTAGTTAGAATATTGCCTTCGCCTGTTGATAAATTACAACCTCCGCCGATTCCACCATCACATTCGTGTGTATGATAAAACCATGTTGCAGGTTTAGTATATAGTATTCCAAGAATTAGAAATACAAATAATATAACTGCAATAATAAATTCTTTCATCGTATACCTTTCATAAATTTGTAAACTCGTACATAATAATCAAATACCCTAGGTTGTTGTTCGGGGTCTGGTAGATTTGTGAACATATTTAATAGTTCTTTTATTTGTTCATCTGTCATACTCTTCGTTTTCTAAAATATCTACGCCATAATGCTGATCTTGTCATGGATACCACAGTAAATATCAAAGCAATACCCATACTGTCTAATATACTTGGATATAGATCAAACAATGGAAATATCAGTAATTGTATGACAATTGCAAGTAGAAAACCACTTCCTACATCAATAATACTTTCAATAATATCATTTGTCATATTCAACTACATATGCGCCAGATTTCTTAACACGTATATTTTTGTCATGATTATTGTCTTTGATAATCATTGTATCTAAATCTAAACTACCCATAAACCCAAGATATTTTCCACCACGTCTCTCTGCAAAGTATTTTGCAATACGTGAATTGTGATGATATGTGTAAGATTTTTTAGAGGCCAAGTGCTTTCTCCATTTCTGGCCCTTCAAGTGGCAGGTTGTTTCCGTCTTGAATCCACTCTACTAATTGATGAAAGTAAAATGCTTCGTCCTCTTTATCTGCATTTTCTAGTGCTGTTGCGGCCAGATACAATGACTTTTTAAGGTTCATTGCGTCCATACCTGAGTCTAGTTTTTTAGTGAATTTGCCTGGTCTTTGATTGCTCATTTGTCGCCTCCATAATAACTTTTTCCATAAAATGTAATCCTTGCATATATCCCTCAAAAATTTTCATGTTCTCATTCTCATTTGTTTTAAGAGGTCTATCTTGCATTTTTCTACGATATTGATCTAGTATATCATCAATACGTATTTTTTCAACTTCTAAAGTGACCCTTGTAAATGTAATAGGTTCTACTTTAAACTCTTCTAATTTATCTTTATCATTAGGCATAATGTGAATCCCAATATCTTTTGTCCGTTGGTTCGCCACCAACACCCCACTGATTGTGTCTTGGATCTGTTTGTTGACTAATCATTTCTTTACTATACTTTCGCATTGATTTTTTAGATGACTTTTTTATCTCACCTAATACTTTATTTCTGGCACGTGAAGATAACACATACCTTTTTGCATCTCTTGATTTTTGTGGTTTAGTTTTTTTAATACTCATAAGACCCTCCTCTGCAAACTCTGACCAAATACCCATATTAAAATATATGTGGAGATATTCTCTCTACATCCTCAACAGCAGTTTGATAGTCAATCAAACCTTGAGCGTCAAAGACACATCTAGGTTGACCAATGTTAAGACCCACTAACTCATAGTGAAAAATCTTAATCTCAGAACAAGTATAAGCATTAAGAAGTTTATCTTTAAAACCAACACATTCTTTATAATCGTAGAATGAAAAAGTATTCCATTTACCACTGTGTGATTTAAACACCATCTTCCATTTTTCTTTATATCTCATATTATGCTACCCCTCTCATAAGTGAGTAAGGAACACGCCATGTTTGACTTTCCGTTTTAACAACTGCTTTCACATCGTTCATCTTTATGATATTACCAATGTGTTTTCTTCCGTTTGGTCTACCAAACTCAACTTGTTGACCAACAGTAAAATTTGTTGATGCAAACACTGATACACGTCTTCGTGCTTCATTTACTGCGTTAACAACGCAATTCAACTCTTCTTTACGCATACTTTTGATTGCGTTTAAGATTTTTGCCATTTCTGATACTTTCATAATATAATATACCTCTCTTTGATACAATATTAGAATATCAAGCAATGGGTATGATGTCAAGAATTAATTTGGCGTGAAAAGTGTTGAAAAATAAGGGTAAAACCCCCTGCGACAATCTGTCAGGTAGGGGATTTACTTAAATGTGATGAATTTTTTATTAACTTTGAAGTTAAATATAGGGGTGTTTGTGGTCACTCCAGCCCAGATTGGTTTTCTCATGGTTATCCTTTTTTTTGAACTTTATTGTATAAGTGGTGATTAAGTTCTTCTTTCCACCTTGAACCATACTCAGTTCTGTAGTAGCGAACAAGATTTGAATCCACAGCACTAATATCATGCCCACCAAAAGTTTGACCAAGTGACTTGAACCATTTAAAAATTTGTGACATATTACTACCATTTATAAACTGGGTGCCATATTCCATGTGAATATACCCAGTCACCTTTCTTGTTATTAGACATAAAATCCTTTACTCTTTGATAACTGTTTCTGTTTCAACTCTAAATCGTATTGATCAGTTGCAGTCGATAAGAATTTTTCTGTCTCTGCTTGTTTTCTTTCCCAAAAATATTTATCGGAAAAAGAGTATTTAAATAATTTAAAAAAATGTGTGATTGTTGACATGTTGTCTCCTTGTCATAATAATTTATATCAAAACAATGTGATTTACAATTGTTAGTTTGACAAGGCAGGTGTGTGGTGCCGACTGAGGGATTCGAACTCTCGACCTGATGATTACAAATCAACTGCTCTACCACTGAGCTAAGTCGGCATATGATTAATCGCATCAACAATTTTAGATAACTCTTCGTCTTCTAGATACGGATCAATCGGTAATGAATATGTTAGTTTCCTTAATCTCTCTGCATTAGGTGTTTCTTCAATGAGATAAGGATAATGTTTAAGTACCTGTACATCTTTTAAATTAAGTAAATTTTTTTTAGAATGAACAATAAATTTAGAAAATGAGTTACCCCCAAAGTCCTCTATGGGTGCAACCATTGTATGTTCTGAATCTATGTTACGTGTGTAAAAATCTGCAATATTGTGTCTTCTCTCATTGTATTCATCATATCTACCTAATAATAAACTTAAAGTTCTTGCATCCTTTGAGTCCATAAAAAAATTGTACTTCTTTCTATTCTCTTTACATGATAGATAAATGTCTTGATCATCGGTAAGTATCATTCCACCATGACCTAAAACGGGAAATGGTTTTGTTGGTGAAAAACTAAGCGCTGATGCCATGCCAACAGTACCACTATTCCATGCACTAAAACTTTGAGCCGCATCCTCAATCAAATCTATTTGATTTTCATGACAAAAACTCCAATATTTATTTTTATCTAAAGGATTACCAAATAAAGATACAGCAATCATTGCCTTTATATCTTTAAAATATTTTTTCTTTTGTAGATCTATTTGATTGATATGATAGTTATTTTTAATATCTATTGCAACAGGTATGTGACCTGCCAATTCAATCGCACTCGCTGTTCCTCTATATGTGTAAGAAGGTAATGCAATCAAAGAGTTCTTAGGGTAGTTTTTTGACATTAAAATTAGTGTCAATGCATTTGTGCAGTTTGATACTGCCACTGCATATTTACGATTAACAAACTTTAATATTTGTTCTTCAATAAAATCAAGATCAAAGTAATTACCATCACTGTTAACAATTTTATAACCATGTTCAATGTCACCATCATTATCAAAATATAATCTATCTAGGTAAAATTGTTGAATCATATATCTCTTCAAAATACTTTAGATACTTTGGTATACCTACCTCAATATCAACCTTTGGTTTCCAATCTGTCATATTTTTTAGTTTATCACTATTCAGTGTATCACGATTTGGATAAAAACTATCATGTGGATGTAATTGTATCTTTGCACCAAAGTGCGATTGTATCATTTCTGCAGCGTCAATAATCCTTCTTCCATATCCTCTTGTACAATTAAACACTTCATTTTTTATGTCTGATGTTACCACTGTAGTAAATGCATTTGCAACATCTTCAACCCAACTAAAATCAAGTTTATTATTTGGCCCATAAACTTTTATTATATTATTTAAACATGCTGATTCAGTCATTTTAGATATGACTCTTGTTATCATATCACGGGTGCCGTATAATGCTGATGGTCTCATGATTACATAATCTAAACCTTTTTCACGATGCCAAATCTTACACATTTTTTCACCTTGTAGTTTATATGAACCATATAGTGTAAGTGGATTTGTTTCTGCATCCTCTGACGGTGCGTCTTCTTTGAAATCACCATATACCATTGATGAAGATGCAAATACTATCTTCTTAACGTCAAACTCCACGCATAAATCTAATACAATTGCAGTAGCACTAATCATATTACTCGTTGCATTAATTACATTTCTCTTTACCATGTATGCGTTAGGATATGTCGCCACATGTATGACAACATCTGGTTGAAATGATTTGAATGTATTTTCCATGAATGGCACATCTTCTATTTGACCATTATACAAATAATCTGCGTTTGAATGTGCAATACGAATCTTTGACACCTTATCGTATTCTTTTTTTGGAAACGTATAATATCTATGATAACAATCTACGATACCTACTGTATGTCCTTGTGTCTTCAGAATATTTGATATATGACTACCTATAAATCCGTGTCCACCTAATATTAATACTTTCATATCTCTGCACTTTCCCAATATGGTTTAATAGGTTGTGTGTATTCTTGCCACCAACCTCTTTTAGCCATTGTTGATGCATGTCCGTTAAAACATACAACATCATGATCATCAAAATTTGTTTTACATCTTATAGATGTGTAACCCGTAGTGTATCGATTATGTTTGTAATTATTAAACCAACTATCAGTGTACGGCCATTTGAGATAATTATAATCTATTTCATCAATATAGTCAAGATATATTTTTGATAAATCACCTGACCATGACATAATGTCTGAACACAATCCACCATGTTTGTCGTAAGTTTCAGGTAAGGCCCATGATTTTGTATCTAATAGTGTAAAATCCTCTCTTAAAAACTTGTTGCAATCTCCTTTGATTATGACATCTAAATCAAAATAGATATTAATATGATTATTATCTCTAAATTTATCAAATAATACAAGTTTATTCATCATCTTATTATCATCGTCTTCAAATATAGGGTAAGTTTCTTTTACCGTGATAAATTGATCATACTCTAAATTCGAATAAGTATCTATCATATATTTTAGATTATCTTCCCACCATGATCCAAATTTAGTACCGTATCGTAGTGTAAGTATTCTTATCTTTTTCTTTTTCGTAACTCGTTTTGTATCCATGCTTTCGCTCTACCATTCTGTACTGGTTTCTTTAGTAATGATCTTACTCTCTTAGAAACCACTCGCATGACATCCTCGTCTGCCCTGTTATTATCAACCACAATAAAACCATTTTTAAAAAATAGTGAAAATTTACCTATATTTTGTTGTACTGAGTTCCATGACGACTTTACAATACTATCTTCAACTCGTCTTGCCCTTTTTTCATTTCTTTGTAATGCCACTTCTAATGATGTATTTACAAATATCATATAAGTATCATATCCCAAACCTTGCAACTCTGATGCTTGTTTTGTAATTCTATCGTAATCACGACCTGTTCCGTCTATGATTAAACCCAGTCTCCCTTCAATATAATTGGTCTGACGGGTAGTTGTCAACTCTTTTGCTCGTCCTCGAACAACATCTCTTTGTTCTTTTTCCCTTTTAGGCATTCGTAAAGACAAACCTGCTTTTTTAAGTAGTTTTTCAAAAGCATCATCTGAGTTTACCACTTTCATGCCTTCACCACCTAATGTTCTTTTTGCAACATATGATTTGCCAGAACCAGGGCCACCTGCTAGAAATATTGCTTTGAATATATTAGGATCGTAAACTCCCTCTTGCAACTCTTGGACTAATTGTGATAAAGTAATCATGTTTTTTGTCTATAAACTCTCTTTCTACTTGATATTTATTATCCTCATTCGTATCTGATAGTCGGTGTGTGTTTAAAAAGGTCATTTTACGTAATCGTGTTTTTCTTTTGTTTGTCATTATCGAACTCCTTGACTATGTGTATAGAATAATATAAATGTTTATAGATGCACCTCCTTAATATTCTGATATCCTAATTGTGGGTTGATTTCTACCTTTGATTTGTTTTACAGGCCCATTATCAACACCAACTGATGAGTCTTTTGCAACGTGCATTAAAACCTCATGTTTTCTTGTTCCTTGATCAAATACATGTCTTAGTTTTGTGATTAAAAACTTACCAGAAAATTCTTCATCAATTTCACCTGATCCTCCATTAGGTCTTGATACATGAACTATATTACCAACTGATAAATTACAATGTCCGTTGACTTGCATAGTTGCTGATATTGTAGAATTTAATTCAAACATTTTTGCCATATTATGTGAGATTGATTTGGATTTATTGTTTGGACTGAAAGAATATGATGTCGTGTTTGTGTTGTAGTGACTTGCATCACCTTGATTTGATTCGTTAATGCTATTAGGTTGAAGAAAAATTCTTGCACTCTTAAAATCTCCTACGTTGTTATCTGAATCATCAACGCTTCCTTCACTATATATAGGATTATCACGACTTATAGTTTTTGCATTTACTCTTTCAAAGTCTCTAAAATTATCAAAATATCCGTATTCTTTTATTGCATATTTTTTATGAAATAAATTGTATTCGATAAATGTACTACCTAACATGCCACCCATTATATTTGCAAGCATGTCATTTTGTGATGAAGGTTCATATGACAATGCAGTATTAAACTCTTTTTCTATGTCTCTTGTTTTACCTTCATTCAAAACGGTTCCAGCATCACCATCATTAAAAAATGCTGTGACTGGTTGATTATATAAACTTTGTAGTGTTCTAAAATGAAAACCTTTTGTGTTTTCAAAAAAATAATAATGTGGCGATCCATTCACTTTAGATATTGAGTCGTCTAACAATGTAGATACAAAATCAAATGGTGATAAATTAGGAACAACATGTCTTCTAATACCTACCGTATCCTCAATGAATAATTTTTTTCTTGAATCTAAAATATTTGGACTTCTTAAAATGTTTTCTACGATATTAGAATTGATCTCTGTAAAACTTCTCGATAATTTTAGTCTATAGTTATGAAGAACTTCTTGTGACATCAATGATAATTGAAAAACTTCACCATTTTTTGACACATCAAATCTTGCATTTATTTTGGTTACGACAAGTGGATTTTCAGAAAAATCTATAGTAAATTTATCTGCATCTCTTTCATCCAAACCTGGTGTGCTTAATTTAAGTCTAAGATAATCTTGACCTATGACTTGTGCGTTTTGAACAATACCATTTGTATCTGCAACTGTGATTGTACCAAATACTCCTGTTTTGTATATCTCTTCAAATAAATCAACTTGGACAACTGTGTCTTTTAAATCAACACGTATACCACCTGATGTTAGTAGTATGCATTTATCTAAATTATATTCACCTGCATATTGTATTGGCATTAAATAACTCGTTCTTTAATTAATGTTTTAAATTCCTCTACGAAATCATCTATAAATCTAGGATCTAATAATTTTATTCTTCGTCTATCGTTTTGTAAACTCTCTTCATACTCTCTGTTTGTTATTGCAGTTGCCGCTGGATAATCTGTGTTTACTGTTCCAACGTCTATTTTTTTTGTGCCGTGACCAGAGTCTTCAGTAATTTCATAATGATGTATTGAACTAAGATTATCACCATACTTATCATTTAAATAATCCTCAAACTGAATTGTTGACATAGGCCATTGGTGATATCTGTCATGTATCTCATTAAATAATAATACAACCCAATGAAGTTTTGCATCGTCATATAATCTGTCTGCAATCATCTCAGGTGTTTCACCATCCTTAACATCATAGGTATCAAATAATGCTGTGTTTGTTTTTACTTTTGCACGTACTGCCACTCTACGAAAAATATTTGTTACGTCTTTTGTAACACCGTCACCAGCAGAATCATATGGTATCAGTGGAAATTGTTCAAAGTACATTAAAATCCCTCGAATACTCTATCTTTAGTGATAAGTTCCATTTCTTTAAAGTTAAGTGTCAAACTTGTTTCGACAGGTGGTGCTCCTATTTCATTTGGTGTAAACGTTCTATATCTGTCACCTCCATATGATACAGTACAATTCTCTAAAACGCAAGTAGAAATTTTCTGTAAATAGTTATTTTCGCCACCATTGTACATATATTGTATATTGAATGTACTTGGTACACGTAATTTTCTGCCCATACGATTACCACCTTTGAACTCTGGTAACATATTTAATCTAAATGCATATATTATTTTTCTTATCTCATCTGCCTCTTGTTGACTTTTTGGGATCATTTTAAAATTAAATTGAAAAACTCTTTTTGCAACACCTTTGAATGCAAGTTCCATTCTATCAGCGATGATGGTACCTGCAGCCATTTCATATGCTTCTCTCATTCCACCAAAACCAGGTATATTACCAACTGCCCCAAGTAAAGCTTTTGTAAGACCTTCACTTAGTGAAGGGCCTAATTGTTCAAGTGAGTTTCCTACTGTAGTTGCAATAGATTTTCCTGCCATTACGTCTGCGTAAATGTCCATACCTGCTTTTGCAGCCGCACCAATCTCTGTATCAGTGTAGTTTGCGTTATCAACAAAAGTTGCAGTTGGCGGCATGTACAAAGCAATCGCAGTGTCTAATCTAACAGTTGGTGCTCTTTTAACATATATCGCCTCACCTGCATCACTATACTCACTATCAGTATTATCAATGTAACCTGTAGGACCAATTCTACCTGTTGCAGAATCATGGAATGTTGTATTAAATCTTGCTTTTGCTTTTGCATGTAATTGTTCTTCCAAACCATCTGTATTAACTCTTCTGACACCTAGTGAATCATTGATAGTATCTGGTATGTTATATTCTTCTTTAGCTTTTAAAATATCATCAAATGCGTTTTTGTTTCCTCGTGTTCCAAATTGTATCTCTGCATCTTCTTGTTCATTAATAAAAAACATTACATAATGACCTTGATTACCAAGACCTGGTGCAGCTGTGACATCCATTGGAAACTGTAAAATGTTAGTTGATTTTGTACCTGCCTCTGGTGAATCTAAACCAGTTTTAGGTGTTGGTTGTGGACTTACAATATCTCTTAGAATGCCAGATACTTTTTTCAAAGCATATTGACTTCCAGCAGTTACGACTTGACCTTTGATTCCGTTTACGATTTGACTCATCTAAATATTCCTTGTATAACAAGTATTTATATGATATACTAGAGGTTTAAATGGCATATAGTGGAAGATACATACCGACAAATCCCAATAAGTACAAGGGTAATCCTATGAAAATTATATATCGATCTTTATGGGAAAGACGATTAATGGTTTATTGTGATAAACAAAAAAGCGTAGTTGAGTGGGGTAGTGAAGAAATAGTAATTCCTTATTACTCACCACTTGACGGAAAAATGCATAGATATTACCCAGATTTCTACATGACAGTAAGACAAAAAGACGGATCTATAAAGAAGTTTATAGTAGAAGTAAAACCTAAAAAGGACATGAAACAACCCCCTGCTAATCCAAAAAAACGCACAAAAGCATGGTTAAAATCAGTAAGAACATATGCGATTAATAAGGCAAAATTTAAATATGCAGAGGATTTTTGTAAAGATAAGAATCTAGAGTTTCTTATTCTGAATGAAGATCACCTCGCACCCAAGTATAAATAATAAGACGGAAGGCAGAAACCATGGCGGTAAGCAAATATATACAACAAGTTCAGAAAGCTGCACTAGGTCGTCCAAAATCGACAGAATGGTACAGAGATAAAATAAAAGAACTCGGTACACCAAGAGCTTTGGATTTGATACGTGACGGTAAGAGATCACAAAATCCTTTTTTTGGTCGTCTGAACATGTTTATATACGATCCTAAGTTGAAACAGAAACTACCATATTATGATACTTTCCCTTTGGTTTTACCTTTGGAAAGATACTCTGACGGATTCTTAGGATTAAATTTACATTATTTACCTATCAATCTAAGAGTTAGATTATTAGATAGATTAGTTGACTTGACAAATAATAATAAGTTTGATAGCACCACTCGTGTTAATGCTGATTACGCAGGTTTAAAAAATTTAAGATTGATAAGACCTACAATAAAAAGATATTTGAATGGTCGTGTCAAATCACAATTTAGAAGAATAGACGCAGATGAGTTTACAATTGCTACACTTTTGCCTGTCGCAAGATTTAAGAAAGCAAGTGTTGGATCAGTCTGGGCAGATTCTAGAAAGATGATATAGTGGAACAAACAATAGAAAATTTTGAAGGCACAAAAGTAGTAGAGAATAACTATGGTGGCGATAGTATGGGTGATGTACAAGCAGGTATTGAATTTATCTATCATATGAGAGAACACTTAATAGATGTAGGTGTTGCAACAATATATTTGTTTGCGTGTTACACTTTGTATCTATGGTTAAAAAGGAAGTTTGATGGCAAGAAGTAGTTTACTAGACGGATTTGCATATGGTGTTTTAAATGAACTATTAGGTTTTTTTAGAACTGATGATGGTTATGCATCACCAAGTAGATATGAAGTTATAATTACACCACCTGTGGGTATTCAAGGTATAGGAAATGAATCACCATTTGGTAGTAATAAAGATATTATAAGAAGAACATCGTTAGAAGTAACTTCAGTTGCATTTCCTGGCATGACACTTGAAACAAATGAAGATACAAATATTTATGGACCAACTCGTAAAATAGTGACAGGTCAAACTTTTGCAGATATATCAACAACAATACGTTTATCTAACGATCATAAAGAAAGAAATTTTATTGACTCATGGCAAAGACTGATTGCCAACAGAAATGATTTTTCTGTAAATTATTATAATGATTACATCGGTTCTCTTCAAATATTTCAACTTGACAGACAAGATAGAAGAAGACACGGTGTTGAACTTGTGGAATGCTTTCCGGTTAACACAAGTGAAATATCTTTAGACTATGCAACAAACAACTCATTGAGTTTTGTAACTGTTTCATGGGCATATAGATATTGGAAGAATCTGACAGATGAGGCAGATTTACCTAGATCATTACTTGAGAGAATAGGTGATGTTTTTGTAAATACAGTAGAAAGAAAATTGAGATCTAAATTACCTTCTGTATTGAGACGATTATAAGATAGGAGCGACATATGGCACTGCCAATATTAAATACTCCAAAGTATCCTTTGGAGTTACCATCGACAGGCGAAACCATTGAGTTTCGACCTTTTCTTGTAAAAGAACAAAAGGTTCTTTTATTAGCACAACAAAGTAACAAAAAAAATATGATAACTCAAGCAACACTTGACATCATAAAAACTTGCACATTTGGAAAAGTTACAGAGAAAAATCCATTATTTGATTTAGAATATGTATTTTTAAATCTACGTGCAAAATCTGTTGGTGAGACAGTAGATGTTTTAGTTACTTGCCCAGACGATAATAAAACTAAAGAAAAAGTAAAAGTAAACTTAGAATCAATAGATGTTCAAATGCCAGAAAATCACACAAATGAGATAAATATAACAGATGATGTGAAAATGGTTATGAACTATCCTACTATAAAAGATATTGACATGACAGGTGATAAGAATACTGATGTTGTGTTTAAAACTATAAAAAAGTGTGTAAGAGAAATACACACTGAAGATAAAGTGATGCGACAGGGCGATTTCACTGATAAAGAATTAGATGATTTTATGGACTCTTTTAATTCTGAACAGTTTGAAAGACTAATGGAATTTTTTAATTCTATGCCAAAAGTGAGACATGAGATTGAAGTAAAAAACTCTAAAACTAAAAAGAAAAGCAAAGTTTTATTGGAGGGTTTAGATAGTTTTTTTTAATTTGTCTTTCTCATGATAGTGTGGAAAACTATATGCAAACTAATTTTAGTTTGGTGCAACATCACAAATATAGTTTAACTGAACTCGAAAATATGATGCCATGGGAAAGAGAAGTGTATGTCATAATGTTAGTAGAACATTTAAAAGAAGAAGAACGTAAAGCAAGAGAGGAAGCTGCAAAAAGAAAATAATGGCCGATAAAGAATTAGTAGCACAAACTGGTCTGTTAACACAGATTGCTGAGTCTGTTAGAAAAACTAATGAGATGACGCAACAAAATTTAATTGCTGATGATACCTCTCAATCAATAGATGATCTAAAAGACAGTATAAAAAAAGACAATCAAGATCAAAAAAATTTAGATCAAGAAACAAACAGACAATCATTCGTTGAAAGATTAAAAGATAGATTAGGTCAATCTAAACTATTTGGCGGTTTAAAAAACTCAATAGGAACATTAGGAACTAAATTAGGTTCAGCTTTCACAAGATTT